CGATCTGATGGTGTTGGATCAGGCTTGAGATCTAGCTCAAGGATCCGCAACTTGATCTGCCGTGCGTAATACTCATCAAGCTGCTGCTTGACCTCTTGCGCTTTGGCGTAACGTGTTTCGATTGCCACAGTGGCGCCAATGATCACAGACAATGCTGCGACGATGGCACCAGCAGTAGCGATCCAGCGGTGCATTAATAGTTAGGGAACGGCGCAATTGGTGGGGTGAAGTTACTGGTGTAGCGGGCAACGCCTTTGGTGACGCGGAGGTCGTCGATGTAGCCGCTAACGAAACTGCCGCCCGCTGAGTCATTGCACCCTAAATATAGTGACACTAAGGGTGCAGCATAGTCAATAGAATCGCTATACGTTGATCCGACTTGAACACCATCCAAGAACAGGCGCGTAGACCCTGATCCTCTGCAAACAGCTATGTGGCACCAATCATTAGCGGGCGGCACGGAACTGCTTGAAATGCGCACGGCTCCATCTGCGTAGTAAGTCAGTTGCGTGCTGCTATTCAAATACAGTAGAGATGTATTTACTGTTGTACCCCTTCTTCCATTGTAAATGTGCTGCTGTCCGGAATCGGCGCGCCAAAACCAAGTCTCAATAGTAAAGTCACCAGTGCCAAAGCCTAGGTCAGCGGAGGTGGCAACACTTAAATAATCCCCACTTCCATCAAACGCCAAACTACTTCCACCAAACTTACTCTGCGCCGTACTGATCTGTGCATTGCCCAGGGCGATCACCGTCTTCGGGTTTGGGCTGCTGTCCACGATGGTGGTGCTGCCGTTGGTGCCGTCGCCGTGGAGTAGCAGGGAGACGTTGGAGAAGTGTTCGTCGTAGTACTTCCCAGTGATCCTCCAAGTCATGACACCACCTCCATAAACAACGACACCGCACCGTAATACGGGTCAGCGGGTTGGGATGTGTTGGTTAGTTTGTAGGTCATGGTATAGCAGCTCCAATGTCGGACATCAGTTGGGTTACGCGGGCGTCGAGAAGGGCGAGGTCTGTGGATTCGCCGATGGAGTAGAAGGAGAGGCGGGCGTTGGAGTTCAATCCAGAACCTCCGCGAAATACCTCTATGTTTCCAGATGCAGGCGTAGTCGAAGTGCTTGAAATAGTGCTAGTAGACGAAGCTGCTCGATAGTTAAATGAAGTTGATAAAGTTCTAGTAATTCCCCGAAATCCAGTCACAGCACTTGTTCCACCTGTTACCAAGGGGCTACTCGATCCAAGGTTGTATAAAGCATTAGATCGACCAATGTAGCTATTACCAGAACCAGCTCCTGTATACAAGCCTATATCACCACCAAAAGCGGAGGCAGTAGCAGATTCAGAAACCCATACAGACAAATGCCGATTGTTTTGTGGTTCAACATTGTTATTTCTATTTGAATCTAGCGCCTTTGAACTTGCGTCACCCTTTAACCCCGTCTCACGGTTGTAATCCCCCGCCACGAAGCTATTGTCAATGTTAGTAGGCGCTGCTCCCTTAAGCGGCACTAAGGCTCCACTCAAAGTTCTAGCACCAGCAAGAATACAACTTGCTTTAATTGCATTCCAAGTACCGTCTGCCTTACAACCAAGAACAAAATTATCAATTGCAATCTTGACCTTTTCTTCTAGTGCTTGCCCATCTGCCGATTCTACAGCAGTGATGTAAACAGCAGCATCAGGATCCATCGGCTGCCACGTTTGGCGCAATTTAACCTTCCCACTAAACGAGGACGCCCATACCAACGTCATACATCACCTCCGTCCACAACAGGCTGTGGTTCAGCCCACACACCATCAGTGAACTCATAGACAATATCAGTCACCGGATCCGTCCATTGATCACCGTTCACCCAATCAACACCGTCATTATCGGTGGGGTAAACAACGACATAAGGAATAGCATCAGGTCCGGTATAAGCCGGGTTACCACGTCCATCAACAAGGAAACGAGGTTCTACAGCACCAACAAAGTAAGGACCAACCTGATACAGTTCAGCACGTTGCCTTACGGTCTCGACAACGCTGGCAGCAAAATACTCCTGAGCAGTTGCTGCAGATGTACTGCCCTGCACAATGCTGAACTCAGCAGCGAGAGCGGGAAGCAGTTCGTAAGGAATGGAAATCGTGAAGTCCATGGTGGAGTCCTCAGGCTTTGATGACGGCGAAGCCGATCACGATGGCTTCACTTAAGGAACCGCCCGTGATATTACGGACGTTGATGCTGGCAGAACCAGCAGCGGCTTGTGCATTCAGCAGGTATGAACCAGCCGTGCCACCAGAAACATGGTTGAGGACCAGCAAATCGGTTGCCGCGATACTGCTGTTGGTCAGCGTAAACGAGACCGTAGTGTCTGCAGCTAATGCTGCGTTGTTCATCGTGATTGCACCACTCGGAGCGTTCAGTGTGACGCCGGTGCTCTTGTTAGTGGCTTGAGTTTCGGTGTCACGCCCAGAGATGTAGCCGAAGGTGCCGGTTGTGGTGCTATAGCCAAGATTGCCGCCACCGCTGACGCCAGCATTGTTAAACAGGACAGCACCGTTGATGCCCTGCACCAAAGCCACCACACCAGTGGCATCGGGAAAGCTGAGGAAACGATCAGCCGTTGCCGTGATGCTTTGGATCGTGGTGGTATAAGTTCCACCATCATCAAGTTTGATGTCACCTGGTACGTCAAGCTCGGTGTTAGCTGAATCCCAGATGAAATCAGTTACTGCGCCAAGGGCACCTGCGCCATCGTTGATCTGGATAGAACCAGCAACACCAGCAGGTGCACCACCAATGGCACCCCAAGCGCTGCCGTCATAACCTTCAAACGTGGTGTCATCCGTGTTGAAACGGATCATGCCCGCACTCGGTGTGCCAGGTCTTTCCGCAACTGTTCCAGCGGCCACATCAATGGCGCCGGTTCCAGTCATCAAAATGTTGCCGCTAGTCGTAATATCCTGCGCACCAAAATCAGGGCTAATCTTTGTCCCTGCAATCGCAGCACTAGCGTTGATATCCGCGTTGACGATAGTGCCGTCAACAATCATCAAGCTTGTAACCGTACCCGTATCACCGGTTGTTACAACTGCGCCACTAACATCAGGCAGCGTAATCGTGCGATCTGCTGTTACTGATGCAGGTGCACCGAGACTGATCGCATTAGTTCCATTGGCAGTTGCCTCACGGAAACTAACGGGTTGCTGGTTTGCCATCACCAGCGCACCAGTCATGGTGTCGCCTGTGACGTTTACAAACTCACCGTCCTCGGAACGCCATGCGGTGCCATCCCAAATCTTGAATTTGAAGCCGCCGCCACTGTTATCAAGCCACTGCTCACCGACCGTGTTACCTGCAGTGCCACCTGCAGCCGGTACGGCATTAGGAGCTAACGCACCAACATGGATGGGACCAATTTTTACGAGATCACCGCTTGAGTTCTTAAAGAAAACTCCAGGGCTACCTGTCGCTGTATTGATTGCTAGCTGACCCTCTGCCATTGCAGAAGGATCCGGCCTTTTGTCGGGCGTGCCGGAACGCAAATGCTGGAGTGCCATTCCTTAACGCCCCGAAGAGCCGGAATTGATACCGTCAGTATAGGCCGTCGTCAATGACAGAACACGCCAACCAACCCAAGGCATCGTTGCGATAGATCTTGAGTTGAGGGGTTGCGATGGATAGATCCATCCATGCTTCACCGGCGGTAGGGCTAGCTGGTGGCGCAGAGCTAACCCAGATGCTCGTAATGCGACGGACCACGCCAGCGGTGTCTTTGCACGCAATGAACGGACCATCCGCATGGTAATTCAGCGAAATTTCGCCGTTTGCAAGCTGATCGGATAAGGGCTCCTTGGCGCTAACCGATGAGTTTTTCAGGATGACTTGAAGTGACACGGGAATACCTCCGCTGCATCACTATTCTATCGAATCCTCCATGGACGCCTCCCATGGCAACGGCTTAAACGTAACTGGGTTAAGCAACTGCTGTTCCAACGCAGCTTTAATTTCCACTAATTCACTTCCAAGTGATTGCTCAACGAACGCAATCATGTCGTCTTCGGTAATAGCATTAAATGCAGTAAACGCATCTGGATCAGCTGATGCAAAAGTGACGCTGCCATGATGGTACGCCCATTGCTGTTTTGTTGTGGTGTAACCAATGCGGTAGTCAACACTGACCATCACGTCATCAAGGTCGCTTTGCTTAGCGGCAACGCGCAGGTTTTTGAAGGTCCAGGAATAGCTCATGACAGCTCAGAGAACAACGTTGCGGTTGATGATGCGCACATCATTAATG